AATGAAGAAAGCTGAGCTAAAAGATATATACTTTAATATTTATATGACCTATACAAACAGTTATACAACGCTTGAAGATATAGGTTACAAGTATGACATATCAAAACAACGAGTGTGGCAGATAATACGCTACTGTAAACTTGGTGGTGGTAATTACTACAAAGGTTTAGAAACATACAATACAGCACACAAAAAGATGAAAGATACTTTTAAAGATCAAGGTTCTAAAGCAGTTAATGAAGCTATGAGGAATTGGTTAGAATCAGAAGGTGTTAGATTAATAAAAACAAAACATGGGTAAAATAAATTCAAGAAATAAAGGTGCTTCTTTTGAGCGTGAAGTAGCTAAACACATAAACAACTTTTTTGATGAAATAGGTTATGACTATAAAGTCAAACGTAATCTAGAACAGTATCAAGAAAAAGATTTGGGTGACCTAAACATACCTAATCACACTATTGAGTGTAAACGATATGCCAACGGTAACTGGTACAAAGAAGAATGGTGGAAACAAGTGTGTGACTCTTGCGGAGACACTATCCCTGTTCTGATATGGAAATACAATCACCAACCAATAAGGGTGTGTGTTCCTCTGTGGTCTATGAGTTCAGAGTGGGGTAAAGATAATTCAGTTACAGTAGTCGTTACATTTGATAACTGGTTAAATTATGAACTTGCCTATAATCTTTAAGATTATGCTTTTATCCTTAACGCTTTTATATAAAGTAGTACCTATGTTTAGTAATTATACGAAGACATTTATAGAAAGGAGAAAGATATGGCTGATGCTGTAGAAACGATGGCTTATGCTGGGGAAACCCCTTGGCATGGTCTAGGTGTACAGGTTGAAGATAACCTAACACCACAAGAGATGCTTGTTGCTGCTGGACTTGACTGGACAGTAAGTAAAAGGCATTTATTTACCCACGCTGACGCAGACGTAAACGCTAGTGATGATATCATTGGTGTAGAAAATTACTCTGTGCTAGTCCGTGATAGTGATAACAAGACCTTTGGTCCATGTGGTCCAAGGTTTGTCCCTAGTCAAAACTCAGAGGCTTTTGAGTTTTTCAAAAAGTTTACTGACGCTGGACACATGAAAATGGAAACTGCTGGGTCACTGAAAGGTGGTGAGCAGGTTTGGGGTTTAGCTAATGTCAGTAAAGACTTTACGCTTCCTGGTGATGACCGTGTACTAGGTTACTTATTAGTAAACGTGTCTCATAAATGGGGTAAGTCTAACGAGATTAGGTTTACACCTATCAGGGTGGTTTGTAATAATACGTTGACCATGGCTCTGTCTGACAAACGTACTGCTGGTTTTAAGATGCCTCATGTTAAGGCTCTTGACCATCAAGTGTTTGCTTCTGCAGAGGAAGCTTTGGGTCTAGCTGGTAACCGCATGGAGGAGTTTAAGCAGAGTGCTGAGTTTCTTAGTGGTAAACGCTTTAAGAAAGACTCAGTGGTTAATTACATTGCTGACCTGTTTCAACCTGAGTTACTCGTAGCTCAAGCTGAGATAGAAAAAATGAGTAATGTCAAAGCGATAGCAACACGTCAATCTATGGTTGATGAGTTTAAACGCATACCATCTTTGGTACACCAAGCGATTGAGGAACAGCCAGGAGCTAACCTTAAATCATCTAAGGGTACGTGGTGGGGTGCTATGAATGCTGTTACTTTCGTAGTTGACCATAAGTGGGGTCATGACCGTGACGCGTCTTTACATAATGCTTGGTTTGGCGGTCGTGCTTCGTTGAAGCAGAAAGCTATGACTAAAGCTATTGAGTACGCTAACGTTGCATAACTGTGTATGGAACGGTGTTTCATAGCACCGTTCCTTTACACTATCTTAATCATACCTAAACTAAACTTATGAAACTAAATGAATTAAAAGACGTGAAGGTTATCGCCTTTGTCAATAACACACCTGATGGTCCAGATTATAAAAGGGCTGTCATCACAACAGTTGGAGAAGTACATAAAATAAAAGGTGGTTCTCCTTTGTTATATGATCCTGATAGGTTTAGTGGTCGTACTTGGTTAAACGCAGAAAAACATTTTATGCTGTATAACATGTACAGTAAAAAGAAATTAAAAGAACATGCTAAACTTAATGGCGATAGGCAAAAAATGTCTCATCAACTATGGCAATTAATAAACCCTCATGCTGTTAAACCAGCAGAGAAAGATATGACTGGAGCGGTTATAGAAACACCTGAGAAAAAATCTAAAGTAGAAAAGAACACACCTGTAAAAGCAAACTCAATAGTAAACGAAAATAGTATTATTCAAGCTACAGGTAAAGAAGCTAAGTCTGAGAAAAACGCAGCACGTCATAGGCTGTATAAGAAAGCAAAAGTAAAAACATTATTAAGCAAGAACACTATAAAACTTGCTGATATAAAGTATGATATCAAGTCTGGTTATGCGGAAATAGTGGGCTAAATGCAGCCCCTTAGAGCGTTGAAAATAATAACCTATACTTAGGTATACCCTAGCTAAAAACAATTAAATGGAGCCCTTATGCAAACCCCTCCGTACCTGATTAAAAACTTTTTACTTACTATCAAAGCTGAGTGGATGCTAGATAAAACTACTCTTGAGTTAACTAAAGACTCTATGAAAAGTTTGCAAGAGTTTCAGTTAAGTGATGGTCAAGGTGATGTAAAAAACGTATTACAAGACTACGTCACTAATCATGGTCATGATATATATTCCGTGCCTTTATTTACACAAGAGTTTTGTGACACTATGTTAGATGAAATAGAGAATATGAAACAACATTTGGCTTTTGAGCCTAACACAGATGAAGATGAACTCAGGCAAATACCAGAAATAGTACTGCACGAAAAAGCACCAGAACTATTTAACTCGATGCTTGGCGTAGTTTTTAATGTCATGAACCCTATATTTATGTCCGTATGGCAACGCTACAGTAATGCTGCTGCAACTATACAGATTGCGAACTATAACGTAAAAGATAAAAAGCAAGGTGCGTGGCACCATGACCAGACTGCAGATATTAGTATGGTTGTACCATTAAACACTGGAGATTATAAAGGTGGGGGAACTGAGTTTCATGGTCGTACTACTGTAGAACCGTTACCGAATGGGCATGCTTTATTTTTTCCTAGTTTTACACACATGCACCGTGGCTTACCAGTTGATGAAGACGGTGACCGTTACTTGCTTGTGTTTTGGTTGTACGGTGGTGGTAATGATTAGCTTTACACTGAATTAGAAGTAAACTAAAGTATATGTTTAAATAAATAAAAAGGTGATTAATGTTTAGTAAAGATTATAGAAAAGTTATCTGGCAAGACATAGAACTTATTAATAAGTTTGCAGAAAAACATGGATACAACCGTCAGGTTGATATAGATAAACTTAAAACAGATCTAAAAAAGGCAATAGAATCAATGGGTTACAAAGACTTTGATTCAATAGTTTTTGTAGCAAGTGCACTTTTATTACATCAACATAAAAGCGGTGAAGAGTGTGAACCACACATGAGAATTAGTATATTTCTGCCAGACCTTGGCTCAGCTATAATTGACTGTGACCTTGATATTTGGAGATCCTTAGAAACTATCGACAAAGATTTAGTACCAAGCATACATTAAAATATGAAAATATCCTCTTTTGAAAAAGGTGAACCTATACCTGAAATTATGCCTCGTAATAATAAGTACAACCTACACCTTATGGAAGTAGGTCAACACTTTACCGTAGAAGATTACTGGAATTCTGATAATATACAAAAACTCAGAGTAGCTATATCTAATTACGGTAGAAGAAATAATAAAAAGTTTGTCACTCGTAAAATAGAAGACGAGGGTGATTATAAATTACGTGTGTGGAGAGAATTTTGAGTAAGAAACTAACCCCTAAACAAGAAAAGTTTGCACAAAACGTAGCGAAGGGTATGAAGAAAAAAGACGCTGCAAAAGAAGCTGGCTACAGTGAGAAAAATGCAGGTCGTGCTGGTACTATGTTAACCAGTGACGCAAACCCTATAGTCAAAGACCGTATTCATCAACTACAGACTAAAGCTGCAGATAAAGCTGAGCTCACGCTGGGTAACCATTTAGTAGATCTCAAAGAGATACGTGACGGTGCTATGCGTAATGGTGCGTGGTCTGCTGCGGTGACTGCCGAAGTGGCAAGAGGTAAAGCAGCAGGTCTTTATGTAAACCGCAGTGAGCTAACTGTGAACAGAGTAGACAGCATGTCAAAAGAAGAAGTGCTAGAACGTATGCAACAACTCTACTATGAAACAGGTGGCATCCTACCTCAAGGCAAGGTTATAGAAGGAGAATACGAAGAGCATTAACCTTTGCCTTTCTTCCTAAACTTATACTTTACTTTCCTTTACTTCTAACCTATGCTTTAAGGGTTAAGTAATTAACTATGTGTGGCTAGGTGCTCGACCTAGGAAAGGTAAAGATAAAACTGCGAGCTCTTTACCCTAGTCACACACTTTATAGGAGAATTATTATGGAAGAATTTGAATATTGTAACGGTGACACGTACGAAGAAAACTTTGACAGGTGGTACGCTATGAACTGTAGGGAGAGAGCAGACCATAACGAGGAGATATATTCTAAGAAAGAAGGTCTTGAAGTTTTTAAGAAAATGCACCGTGGTTCGTTAGCACACACTATACGAATCAATGCTAAAGGTTTGCTAGAGGATGTACTCATTAAAGAGTAAAAGTTTTAAAGCGTGGGGTCTTCCTACGAGCTACGGTTTCTCCAGGTGGCGCAATCGAGATAAAATGTGTGTGACGCTGTTGACACCACGCAATGCAGGTTTTATTGATACCTGCTTTCATAAGACTCAGCTAATTTTATCACTGGAGAACTTTCCCCATGAGTAGAAGTTGTGTGTACTGTGGCGACCCATTACCTGAAGTCATAACTAGGAGCAATTATTGTTCGGACTGGTGTTTTAAAGAAGCTCAATATTCCCGTAATAGAAATGAATACAGCGTAGGCAGTATAGGTTGGCGTGAGGGCTTACTTAAAAAAGATGGTATGCCTGAGATGCGTGTTGACCCTGATATACTGGCTCAAGCTGAGCTCTACGCAGATTGTGCAGAAGAAGATAATAATGGATTCACCGCTTTTATACAAGAAGACACGGAAGATTTACATATGTTATTACGCAGTGAGTATGCTTTAGCGGATGCTAGGTACGAAAAGAGAGCTAAAGCAAGATACAGTGGTAAAAATTATTGGGAAGCAAAAGTTTTAAAAAATTATCACAGAAAGAAAGCAGGGGCACCTAAACTACAAAGTATTCGTTACCATAATTTTGAACGTAAGATAGAACGCTGGCATCAAGAAAAGCGTGGAGAAGTTGTCAGAGCTAGACCGATCACAGAAGCAGACGTAGAAGATCGAGGTTTCGTTAGTATGTCCCCACGTAAAACAAAAAGCGGGAAGTTAGTTTCAGATATATTAGATGCTCTACACAAAAAGAAAGCTGCATGTTAAGAATAACCGCAAGAATCCTAAGCATTGAGTAAGTTCTAAGGTAAGCTAAAAGCCGTTATATAAATAAGGAGAAAATATGCCGAATCATTGTTATAATACTGTGGCGATCACTTCCACAGCTGAGGATATCGAAAACATAAAAGGTAAACTCAAAAGTGATATATCTCATTTTGATTTTAATACACTTATACCTATGCCACCTGAGATAGCAGATACAGCTATGATGGGTGCTAAAGGTGAGGAGTTTTATTACTCTCAAAAAGAGTGGCACGAGTACGTGCAAGATAGACAGGATGAAAATATCTTTGGACCAATACCTGATATTGACTGGGTTTTTGATAATGCTATTGATGACTTTACATTACGTAGAAGAGTAAAAGACCACGACAGTTGCTGGTGGTATGACTTTGCTTGTCTACATTGGGGTACTAAATGGAACGCTTATGATATTGAGTATAGGCAGTTTGTCACCCCTAATAAACAAACTAAGATTATATATAAGTTTACGACTGCATGGGCAGAGCCGAGACCTGTTATAAATAAGTTGATTCAATATCTTTGTCAGCCTGAGTTTAGTCAAGACTTAGACCTACGCTGGAAGTTTGAGGAAGAGGCTGAGCATTTCAAGGGTGTTATCACTAAGGAAGATGAAGTTTAAAGTTATCAGCTTCGATAATATACAAGAAGCTAAAACGTTTTTAGATGTATACTTCCCTCACCGAGAAAAAGAAGGTGAGGGATTGTACTTAATTGATGGTAATCAGGCTATCGTTGTGAGTGGTAAAAATGTACTTTTTATTTACCAATCATCCTAGTGATGGGCTTAGTTCTAAGTAAACTTGATAGGGTAAATTAATTATAGGAGAAAATATGTCAGAAAAAGTAAAAATCATCCAAGACTGGGATTTAATAGACAGGTTGTTAAAAGAAATAGAAGAAGCTAAGGAGGAATCAAATGTCGACGAGAAGTAATATAGTTTTGCTCAGAGAAAATGGTTCGTGTAGTGCTGTGTATTGTCACTATGACGGCTACTTAGAGCACAACGGTAAGATGCTTTTAGATAACTACACCTCTACTAAAGATGTAAAAGCGTTAATTTCTTTAGGTAATATCAGGTCGCTCAAGCCTACGATTGACGAGATAACTGAAGAAGAGTACACCGAGGGACACCAAAGTTTTCCAAGTCTTCGTGCTTATATGTCGCAGGTCGATACTCTCTTTATAGAGTTTATTTATTTGTGGAGCGAAGAGGATGAGTCGTGGTGGGTGTCTAGGAGTGCGTCTAGGGAAGTGGGTGGTGCTTACCTAAACACCTTGTTTTATCACACAGATTTTAAACGTTTAATAGTTGATGAAGACGATAACGTAAAAGAAGACTACCAGAATTTTATTGCAGGTCCTGGCAGATTAAAAAATAAACAGGTAACTGAAAAAGACGTTTGTGAGTGCGGTGAGTTAGTTAAAGACTGCCCAGATGCCTATGCACATATCACCTCAGGAGCTTAGTATGGAGAAGCATACATTCAATGAAGCTGTAGAAATATTCAAGAACCGTGTGCCCGATAAGTATGATAAGACACCTGTTGAAGACTTGTCTGACCAGCGTATGGGTGGTTGGATAATTCGTGATACTGATAATATGGTTATTGGCTGGGTCGGTAATCGTGGTGACGTCACCGTATATAACTACGAGGATCGCCCTCTTAAAAGATATATAGAATAACCTGATCATGTATTTACTTTACTTTACTTCTAACTATAATAAAGTGTATAAGTTAGTAATTACGCTGACTTTAAGAAAGGAGAAACGGCAATGCCTAAATCTACTACTGCCAAAAAAGCTAGTCCTAAGGCGACTGCACCTAAGTCTAAATCAGCTAAACGTCCTTTAGCAGATATAGCAGCCAGCACTACTAAAAAGGTAAACGCTGGTGGTCTTGACCTCAAAGCTACCCTTACTAATAATAAGGAAAAAGTCGCGAGGGCTCCAAGCAACGCTGAGAGGCACTTATCCCTAGACGGTAAAACA